GCTTTATATGTCAAGGCGTCCCACGAATCCTTGAGAGCGTCAACAGAGACTTGGTATTTTCGCGCCTGTTCGTATGCTTCCTGTGTAACGATTAGACTTTCATCCATCGCCGCCGACATACTGCGAATACCATCGCCGCCCTTTTCGAGTAACTTCCCCATTTCGTCGCCGGACTTACCAAACCGATCCAACAAGAATTGTATGCGCTCTACCCCAGGCGCAAGAGCGTTGTACTCATCCGCCATTTTTGCGAGGCTGTCAATGCTGGGCGTAAACCCATCTTTGGCGGCATTTTTTAACTCACGCGATACGGATTCGAAACTAATCCCAACATCGTCGGATACTTCTTTTAGGCGTGACGCTTCCTCTGTGGTTGTCCCCATCATACGCGCCATGTTGCCAACTGCTACGGCGTTGTCTACGAACTTTTGCCCGAACTCTTCCCATACAGCTTGACCCACACGTACAACGTCAAGCACGGTTTGATACATGGAGCGAAAATCAGTCCATGACATAGACGAAGTTTTAGCGGCTGACTCGGAGGCTTTCGCCGCCTTGTCCATCGCCGCTTGAGTCTCTTTGAACTCCGCTTTCGTTCTATCCATCTCTTGAATAAAACGTTCATTTTCTTTGATTGCTTGAGATACATCTTCCCGTATCTCTACATCAATCGAATTAACTCCGCCTGCTATTGGCATAAATCTTCGTCGCCTCTGCTAGTATCTGTGCAAGTTCTGGGTAGTGGATAGCCCATTCAACCAAATCTTCAGTCTGACTTTTTGAACGATAAGCAACCAGGATGTTTTCGGCGGTAATCATGCGGATGTATTCGCTGTGCATAAATACGCGCCTGCCTGTTACCGCTTCCAGTCCGAACCGTTCAATACGATGTAATCGTTCTATTTCGTGACTTCGCTGTCCTTCGCTTGCGTATCCGTAAGCGTTGGACTTGATTCGTTTGGGACTTCTAACTCTCCCAAGTAAACCGCGCGTATCTCGTTATGAATCCACGCGATTAACTTATGACTGTCCAATCGCGGCGAGAATGGGATACCGCCGTCAATTAGGGCGAAGTTCTGCAAGTCCCATTTTTCAACACACGCCATAATGCCAGGGACGCGGATTTTATCAAGCTCAATCAAATACTTTTGCGGCTTGGCTTCGTCCTCTGGTAAATCCATACTATCCTGAAACGTATCCGCTTGTGCCAGCGTGAGCGGGTCTGCCAGTGTGACAGTACCCGCCCATCGCTTAATCGGTGATGTAATTACTTTGCTCATTGACTCCGACTTTCTACGTTACCGCGGCGGTTCCCCAAGCTGGGGCGGTGGGACCAAACACATCAAAGTTAGCGGTGATAACGCCGCCTGAAACTTTGAAGCCCATGAACACATATCCACTTGTTGAAGATGAAGAAATACCGAATGTCGGCTCTCCGCTTTGCCACGCCTGTCTCACGCCGTAATATATCCCCAGGCTCAACGGTGTATTTCTGTTGAGCGCGGATAAATGCGTTATTACCACAGTGTCCAGCGGGAATGTCACGGTGATAGGGGCAGTGGGTTTGTCCACGAGGTAGTTATAAACCGCGTCACTATATGCGGTTACGTCTACAGTTTTACTGTCCAACCCTACCGCACCCACGCTAGAGGCATAAGCCGAGAGGTTTGTTAGTGTTCCGCTTGAATTATCAAGCCAAAATTGAGTGTAAACCGATTCAATAGTACGTCCTGTTTGAGCTGCCATTATTTATACTCCTTTAGTTTCTGATAAAAGCCGATATATATGTTGCGGTTGTTGCCGTGCCAAAAGCGATTTGGGGGCGCAAGTATCTGCGAACCGTTGCAGTAGCACCCAACGCTACCATGCCATGTTGAGGGGTGACGGATGCGTTAATGCTTCCAGACGTTGCGCCTGATAACGCGGCAAAGGATGGATTTGTGTTTGTTGCCGCATCGTCTACCGAAAGGGTACAAGTTCCATTTGATGAAACGAGATGATAAACGAAAATACCACCCAAAGCCGAAGCGGCTCCGTTATCGTCTACGCCAATTGCAGTATTCGCGGCGGTCTCTACACCTTTAGCGTGTAACACTATGCCCCAGGGTTTACTGTTGGTAAGCAGGGAGGCATAAGACGCATTGCCTACGTTAAGCGTAGCGGCTAAAAACCCGTCACCGCTGGCGGTCTTGTATTGCGACTCTTCAAACATCCATGCAAAACACGGGTCACCCATGACTGCAACCGCGTTTGTTCCCATCGTTACGAGGATGTTACGAGTACCAACGCCCGCTTTTGTGAGTGCCGTCAAGCCCGCCGCATCATTGTCAAGAAATGAATTGATAACGCCCGCGCTGATTGTGACCTTACCGGCGGCGGTGTTATAACATTCATCCGAAAAAGCAGTTTGAGGGGTTGACTTGAAATCCCATCCCAACTCACTGATTTCATTGGCGTAGCCTGAGACATCGTAACCGTCAACATAAAGGCGGGTGTATATGTTATTGATTCTCGTCATCTGTCACCTCTTCGGCTTTTGACCGTTCCGAACGTTTGGATTTCTTGACGGGCGTTTCCTCTTCATCGGGATATTTGCATATACCCAATCCAATCAAATCACGCGCCATAGCGAATGGAAACAAGCCACGCTCACCTTTTTTGAATGGCAACATACCCGTTTCGCGTCCGGTATAATCCTGCAAAAACTCTAGTAATACATCCATTAGTTGTGAATCTCCTGAATACTCAGTTCAATATCCGCGCCAAAATACTGATTGCCTACGGGGTCTGTTTTCGCTCCGATTGAATCGATCTTGTATGTCATCAGAACCCGCCCATCATACGGCGCACGGACTGAAACTAGAGCATCCGCGATTGCTATTGTTTGGGTAAGCAATCCGTAACCCTGTACAGGAGCGGTAGCCAAGTCACCTACCTGTGTGCTTAAGTAGCGATAGTTAAGGTTATAAAAAATGTTGACTGGACCCGTCCCATCCTGTACAAACGTGGGATACTCTACACGATGACCCGTTACAAAGTCTTCAAATAGATTCGGGTACAAAACTTTAGGCGTTGAAGTCCACGCCGCCGCAACCTCATCCACGTCCTTGATTGTCACGCCTGAGATACTAAGCGCGGCGATTGCGTTGGTGATGGAGGTCAGGAACATGGGGGCGGTCATACTTTATTCCTATAATGTTCAATGGTTTTTTGTGCCATTGCAGGAACTTCACTTGGACGAATTACTACGCCCGCCGCTGTCACTGTCACAGCTCCGCCCGAACTTTGCCCGCTCCGCATGGAGTAGGTGTTCTGGACAATGGATAAACACGCCTCTTTTATGTCAGTAGGCACAGACGGGAATCCCCATTTCCCAATGATTTGTACGCCCTTGCGCTGAATCGGGAAGTATGCCGATGAATACGTCTTGATATATACATAGTTGTACGGCTGTCCAGTAGCCAGGGCGTTATCAGGCAGTAAATCATAATTTGTGCTTGCCATTAATGTATATGTGCCTGTATTATCAAGGTCTACATTCAGCGAAGTGGGGGCGGCTGATAGGTCATCTATATAAACACACTGCGAATCTACCGCCTTGTAATAACGTGTCACGTCAACAGAATCAGCGTAAAACTTGCGTCCACTCTCACGATCAATATAACGGCTTGCACCTTCGATTAATACTTCAATCGCGGTGTCATCACTGCTATCAGTACCAACCGAACCCGCTAAACCACGGACGGCTATCCATGTTTTGTATTCTGCTACCGTTGAATAACCATTAGTTATTGTCATTTACTGCCTCGGGTTCACCTGTACCATTCCATTGGCTGATTGCATCCCACGCCACAAAATCATACGCGGATGCGGGAACATCACCGGTCAAATGACCAACTACACAAGAGCGGTCAACAAAAGCGGGGTAGCCAGCGGCGAGGGCGTTTTGAAAGAACTTTCGATCTTCGCCGCCGCCATTTAAATCATCGTCCCATTCAAACCACAAGTCTTTAACTATGGGTTGCATCGCGGTAAGTACATCACGGTGAATCAGAGTGCATGATGTACTTGTAAAATCAATTGGCGTGAGCGCGTCATCAGGGCGGGGGTCTATTACATAAGCACCATGGCGAATCCAGTCCTTGTGTTCGTACAGCCAGGCGCGTGTATCGTTTATCCGCATGACCATGCGCTTTGTTTCGTCCGCATCGTACGACTTCCAAATGTGCGGTAATGCTGGACCTGTTCGCATGAATATTAACGCGCTTACCAGCGGCTTACCCCATGACAACAAACGCAAAAGGGTGTCAGGGCTTACCACAATATCATCATGGATACTAAGTAGCCATTCGTCATCTGTGGCTAGAAAATCTTTTATTGCCTTATTCCAAGACACGCGGATGTTATTTGCGCCCGCGCGGGGGATGAAGTTCAAGCGTTTGTCATCAGGCGTCTTGAGGTTTAACCACGACTCTAACGCTTTCCAGCTTGGACGCTCAATTGACGGAACCCATAACGAGATACTCAAATCAATGCTTTTCTAGTGGGGCGGGCTTTTGACACCCGCCCCAACTCTTTACACTACGATAACCTGTTGCTCTGCTTGAGTGGGCGGGATGTTAATCCCACTGTACAATTCAACAGTAGCCGCATGAGCCGCGCCGGTTTGCCCAAACGAGCCAGACAACTGGAGCCACGGGGTAGCAGACGCAACGGGAACATCAATAACAATGATGTTATTCGCTCCGCCTGAAATTACCCCAGACGTAACAGCCGCCGCGCTTGCGCCTGCAACTTGAGCAAATGCCGCGCCACTTGTGGACGCCTGCCATACACCTAAGCCCGCTACCAAACTTGCAGTAGTCGCCGCGTTGGTGAAGTTGAAAATAAAGCGTGCGCGTGAGAATCCAGTACCATCAATCTTTGTTCCCACTATGGGAATACCTGCATTGATACCAGCACTCACTGCAACGGCTTGTTTTGCTACGATCTTATCGTTTAATCTTCGTGCCATGTCATCACCTCTTAGGAGTGGTTAGTGAGATAGTAGAACGCCTCAGATTGAAGCACACCACCACCACGGAAGATTGACGCAAAGATACCAACCTGTCCATTTGCCATATACAGGTACGGATTGCGCTGGACAATCATGCCAGGCTTCTCAACTACACCGTAGTAGTTGAAATTACCGAACAGAACAGGCTTGCTTGAGCCGGTTGTATAATCTTCCATGTCATCACTGACAACTGCGGGATAACCGAAGAAGTCACCACCTTGAGGAGTACCAACATAAGCAAACGGCACAACAGAAGTACCGCCACTGCCTTTCAGGTACCACTTGGTAGCGTTCCGCATAAGGAAACCGCACTCAGACGGGACGTTGTAGCCGCCGCCCAAGTAACCAATCAGCGCGGTCAATTCGGATGGGAGAATAACATCGGTGACAGCAGTTGTATTCGCAACGGTAGCACCAACCAAAACGCCTTCGGGCTGACCCGTGCCGGTGCCGGTTGTGTAAATCGTGTTCTCAGTACCAGCGACCGCACGCCCCATCGCATTGCTAAACCAGGATTCCCAATTCGTGCCTTGATACATCAGGAACTCGTCGTTAACCTTGGTGAGTTTGGTGTATTTATACAGAATCAAATCTTTCTGGGTTACAGTACCTTCGTCCTCATTGTATGCGGCGGCCTCAGCAGTCAACACAAAATTCGTGTGGCTAGTTGATTCGCGCGGGACAAGCAGATGGTCGGACGGGGTTGTGAACGATTGAACAGGGAGTTGACGAACCCACGAAGCGATATTGCGTTTGGCGATGATCTGATTGTATAGCGGATCAGGTACAAGGAACCCACCGCTTCCGCCGGTCGTTACATTCCAGGCGGCTTTAGCACTCTTGATTTTGTCGAATGACCCATCAGGACGAATCAGGTCGTTGTTTTCTTGACCCGTTTGCATCCATGACTTGAACGCACCCACGCCGTCGTTGTCGTCGTCGGTCGTCATGGTCGAATGATAGAATGTGGGTCCAGCGGCTTTCACGTCTTCAATCGCCTTTTTATAAGCATTATCCGCCGCTTCTTTAATCGCGGCATCCTGTGCGGCTTTCGCGTCCGCTTGCGTTTTCATTTCAGCATCACGCTTTGCAAGCGCATCCGCTACCGCTTTTTCAGTCACGGCTTTTACATCAAGCTCTTCCATTTTGTTTACCTCTTTTGAATGTTTGATTGTTTTATCGTCTGCCACGGATAACACCGCAAAATCAGACGCGATTAATGATTTAATGGGCATGACTTGATTCGTCTGCCTAAATTCAGCAGGGGTTGGGGTAAGGCTTGCATCCAATCCCAAATGCCAGCGGGTGATTTCTGTCACACCGTTTTTTATATTCTTACGGTCTACCAAATGAGAAGCTGTCCCGCTTGACCATGCCAACTTACCAGCCAGCCCCAACTCTGCGATAGTCTTTTCGTACTCGTTACGCGCCTCAATAACCACCTCAGCAAACACGCCGGTATCATCCATGGTTAGATTTGCTTTGGGTAGGGCTTCGGTATAACTAACCTGCTTGTTTACCTTTTTCAGTTTGACCGGCATACGATGATTAAACCAAACGGTAGACTGTTTGGCGTCGCCATAATCGGTTAACTTGGTAAAGTAATCGCCGGTCAAATCGGTATTCGACGGGTCGCCAAAGCGCACGAGATACCCGCCTAATTTGACACCAAATTCGGTTTGTTCTGCTTTGATCGCATCGCCGTAATAAATTAGTTCGTCTGTCATTTTGTTACTCCATAACAAAAAACCGGTTGCGGCTATCTCGTTTCGAGATAGCTACAACCGGCGCAAAGGCTAGGGGCTTATTCAGTTAGCTATATATTACCACAAATTAACGGTTTTTCTTTAACCATTTATTTACAGCCACCTGAGCGTGACGCATCGCACCCGCCAAGTTTGATTGTACCTTACTCATGATTGTACGATGACCAACGGCGGCATTTTGGCGGGTCTGATTCTTGTCACTCCATAACCAACCAGCCCCACGCGATTCATTTTCAAAGGTTACACCGTAGCCATTGTTAGTTGTTTTCCATCGCCACGAGTTCTTTATATCATTAGTTCGGTTGTTTTTACCAATCAAATCTTTGTGTGCAAATATCCAGCGGAGTTGCCTTAACCGCTTCTCTTTATTGTCTGAAAAGCTCCGCATGGGTGTGATGTATTTATACGGCTCGTAGTGCCTGAGTCCCCGGTCATCCTGCCCCACGTACCAATCAGCAAGCGCGGCAAGACTTACCTTAACCGTACCATAAGGGACGGTTTTCAAATATGCCTTTAATTCATCAATGCCACGCACCACTAATTTTATCGCCATTTTATCCTGCTAATAATATTTCTTCGATACGTCCGTAAGCGTCACGGGTACGCCTCTTTTCGGTTGGTGTCAGACTGCAATCACACTGCCAACCGCCGCAAGTCAATTTATTATTCGGCGCGTTTTGTGGCTTCACTCCCAACGCCGCCCACTCACTCGCCCGCGCCACGATACCATTCAAACCAGCGCAAACCGTGCAATGCCGTTCTGTCTCTCCCAACTGCCAGACCATGTTACCGCCTTCGTGCTTCGTAATCAATAGCATGGCGTTATTATAAGCCTCCATCCAGCGATTAGCCCATAACGTAGCGCGCACCAACAATGGGGCAATGGGAGTTTTGTCAACTCTCGCATCCACAATGTCACGATAGTACTGATCTACATAACCATACTGGCTTAGTATCATATCGTCAAGCGATGTTTGCAAATACTCAGGCAGTTCTGTAAATTGACCGTCATCCGCCCATGCTCTTATATAAGCGTCGGTCAATTGCCCGCTAATCAGATTTGCCATGGTGTCAATAAACACGCCGCCCATGTACCCATTATAGACACCATTTACCAGCCCTTCAATAGCTGATAAAAAGAACTCGTATGTTTTATATTGGCTTGGTTCACTCAACACCTTACGCGCGGGCGGGGACAAGCGCGGGAACACATCAGGCACGGCGCGGGCGGTTTGACGTAGTATCGTGAGCAACATATCCTTTTTCATTTTGTGGCTTCGATTGCCTTTTCGATAACATCCACAAGAGATTTTATATCGCTATCCTTTCCACCATCAAGCCGAAAAGCCTCTGCAATATCTTCCACTGTTTTGGCGTTGGCAAGTTTCAGGCGAATCGGGGCGGCTACATCTTCACTCAAATGCTTATTCTCCCAATCAATAGCCATTCCTTTGCCTGCTAAAAACCATGTACGCGCTTTGGAGTACCACAAGGTTAAGTCTTTCATTTCGTCCGCTGATAAACTAACAGCCTTGCCGCTGTTCTGGTTGTTTGTGATGTTATCGTCTGTAGTATTATCCTCAATAGGCTTTTTACTATTGTCAACGGGTACGCCGTCCACTGGCTGATTCGGCTTCGTCTGTTCCTGCATTGCCTCCGCCGCCGCTTCTTTGTCTTTTATGATTTTATCGAACTCCGCTTCTTGCTCTTCGGTCAAGTCGTACCCAAGAATGCCCATTCCAAGCCGCGCTATTTCTGGGCTAGTGGTTACAGCAGATACAAACGAACCCAAAGAAGCAGAACGTTTTGTTTCGTCCTCTTGGAATATGTCCAGGCTTTCGGGTGTAAATCGCATTGCCTTACCATACCGTTTGAATAGCTGTTCGTTATGTACCTCTTCAATGGTCTGATAGATACTTACAAAGCGGGACGATGTATACATCTGCAAACGTAATGCGTCAAACTCGGACGCATACGCATTGTCACTCATAAACAAAGCCGGCGGAATACCAAACGCATCCGCGATTGACTCTTTACTGTCGCGCCGTAACTCAAGATAACTTTGTTTTAATTCATCCATACCTGCGCCAATACGGTTAATGGATAGCATATCCGAATTGATAATCTTTGCCACTACATCAAAGCCGCCCTTGAGTAGCCTGTCAAAAAAGCCTTCGATTTTATCTCGCTCGCCTTTGTCTGCTGGGGGCGGTCCCTTTGAGCCAATCACCGTAATGGGTACGTATCCGCGCTCCCCATACGTGCGGATGGTCAATTTACCAGCCAGTACAATACCGGCGTCAATTGCACAGTTATCAAGCGGGTTGTTTAGCGCGGGACCAATCTCTACATCTGAATCAGGCAACCAAAAGTATAATAATTCTTTAGGCATGTATTTCTTTGTATTGCCTTGGTCATCAGCCCTGTCAAAATACTGTAACCCGCTCATGTCTATTTGTGGAGTAATGGTATGCGGGGCGCAATACTGGAGGCTGAATATCAGGCGTGGCGTAACCTTGGGGATAACGTAGGCAGAACCGCCGCACAATGAGGACGCTAGAAGATACATGTACCGCTGTGGGTTATCAAGCCCGCCCATAACGTTTCCCCACTCATGTGAACTGTCTACAATCTCGCCTGTGTCCACGTCGTATATTTCAAATGGTAAACTGGATACGCCCACAGATACCATGTCAACAGCGTGGGCAAGGTCTGGCACAAGCCGCTTAAGCATGGATGTATTGCCACTGTTACCAGCGCGGGACGCTTTCAAGAATCCATCTATGCCGCCCCACGGTGAAAAGTCAAACGTTTTTAACGCTCTAATCTCGGCTTCATTTGTTGCTGATATAAACGGGGAATTATTATTCATGTTTTATCCTTTTACCATGTCATCCAATTATCATTACGCAATGCACTATACAAACCTAATGCGTCGCCTATAACAATATCATCATGCCCTTCACCATCCGCCGCCAAACGCCACGCGCCAGACGGTAATTGATTTGCAACGAATGTATTCATCTCGTGCTTTTGAATCGGTATATCTAACAACTTCCAGCCGCCGTTGTGAATGGCTTCGTTCATGTTAGACATAATAGATGCCTTGCTTTCGTTTGTAGTGTCAAACGGCGTTACGGGTACGCCTATCGCCTGTAACGCTTCAATGTTTACCGCTCCAATACTGTTACGCTCTGCGAGTACGTTCCTGATATGCCACTTATCCGCCGTTTGCTTTATACGGTTGCGTATTTCAGCCCATTCCATATTGTTTACATGTAATAAGTCAACCTGTTGCTTTGTAGTGGCATCAAATACAGGCATGGCAGTAAAGTCTTTGGTTTGCCCAAAGTCCAAGCCAGCATGATAAACATGTCCGTCTATATATTCATTATTCAATGGAGCCGTAAACACGTTTGATAAATCACCAAAATAACTATTACCAGAAGTCAAAAAGCATGTGATGGGGTCCTCTGGATATTCCTGAATAAATAGCCTACCCAGTTCCTTGACCTTTTCGCGCCGCCATTTTATTTGAGCCGCGTCTAGTCCGTGCTTTTCTACAAGTATCGCCTCTTCGGGTGTGTAGGTAATAACTTCATCCGATGCAATCCGATAATTATCATCCCAAAACCAACTATAAAAATGCAGTCGCCATGTACTGTTACCAGACAACGCCTCCATACATTTGTCGTAAAAAAAACCTTGCGATCCATTGGGCGTTGATTCCAATATCACATCAGGGCTACCGCCTTGCATCGCTCCGGCTACAATCTTTTCGGCATCCTTCCAAAACGCTACCTCCGATCCATGCATCATAGTGTACGTGTCCCCGCGTCCGGTCTCTACGTTGCCAGCCGTTGCGATAATGGCTGTACTATCAAACTCTGGGTAAGTTGCCAGCGTTGCGTTTGCGTATTTTCGCGCCGGTTGAATATTATTAAATTTACAATTCTCATAAAACCTGTCAGCCATGCGTCTTAACTTTTGGGTTGTTTCAGCATCATGCGCTAGGGTGATGGTCGTCTGTGTGCTTGTTACGGTCTTGCGAAACATCTCGCCTTGAATGAGTGTTGAAAATCCAAGTTGACGCGCCTTCAATATCAAATCATGTCCGGTTCTGTTTTCATAAAAATGCGCTTGCGCCTTATTCCACTTGAAAGGTACTAAATTTTTATCCTTGTCCAGTATCTTCAAGAACCGGTTTGCAAACAGGCGTGGATTATTCGCCGTCTTTTTCGGTGTCGTCATTGATAAATTCTTTCCAAGTCACATTCATTTCGCCGCTGTGTTTTATGGGAGTTTCAACCTTGCCCTCCGCCCGCTCCATCAGTTCTTTCCATAGTCCCTGTGTAGGTTCAAACATCAGCGCACTAAACACGCGGGCGGTAACTAAGTATTTCATCTGTACGTTGGCAGGGTATTGTTTCAATGCCCGCCCCAGGTCGTTACTCTCACCGATAAACGCAAGAATGTCAGTAGGGTACATATCACCTACTGCTTTTATAATCGCCGCCCATGATTCACCGTCACGCGGTCTGCCAGCTGGATTACCGCTCTGCCCCTTTTGCCAGCCTTTGCCACGCGGTTTTTTTTTCAATACTGTTTTCATATTGTTAGCAACTAATACGGTCTCACAACCAACGCCGCCGCGATGAACGCCAGCGACGCAAGGATGAAGTACAGTGCGATGTATGTGTTACTCATCTAATTTTCTCGCTTTCCGAAAAAGTCTTTCATCTTGTTTATCACCGCGCCCTCAAATTCCTTTGCAGACAGCGGCTGATAATAACCAGAAACATCCTTGCTGACATACGTAGAAGTAATCAAGACCGCCTCGACATCGGACGGCATTTTATCTTGCAACAGTTTCGGCAACATTTCGCGCATCAATGTGACCGTGAAGTGTTTGTGCCTGCCTGTCAAAATGTAAATAGCCGCGAGGATTAACGACGCGGCAATTAGTATTCCCTGACTGTTTAGCTCTTCGGTTTTTTCTTCCATGTGTCCTCATTGCACCGCTTCCAATTCTAATTCCATAAAAGGAACTTCAACAGGTGGTTTGTTATCTATAATTTCAAACGTAATCTTGATTCGTTGGCGTGGATTTATTGGCAGTCCGTCAAATGAGTTGAAAAAGAACGACATACCGGACGGCATTGCCAATAGCAACGCACGCTCCGCAAACATAAACGCGATGTTTTTCAACTCTTCAAACGGTGTCATAAAATATGGTATATTATTCATGTGGGCGTAATCCATTTTATGCCCATTGTAGCCGTCAACGTCTCAGCGTTGGCGGTGTATTATTTAACGGCATTATACCCCAAAAGTGTAATGAAACTATATATAATTGTTATTGACATAATGTACATTATGCTATAAAATCCAAGTATGAAAAAGATACTAACCGATGATGACAAAAACTACCGCCCGCAACTTGGTTACCAGTTGAAGCTGTACGCATTGGAGGCGATGAAGAAAACTAACACAGGGAACCTGTCACCCAATTGGACACAGACAGACATGGCACGCTTTTTTCAGGCAAAGGGTATTCAGTCCGTATTAGGCGGCGAATTACCCGCCAATATCAAAAGAATGCTTAAGCGGTTTGACAAAGATTTTGATCTATAATGTACATTCTGTATAATACATAGTTAGCCGCCTGTCTTGCCTGAAATTGACCCTTGACATCCTATGAATATAGTGTATACTATATTCATAGCAAGGAGATGAAACAATGGCAGTTAGATCATCACGACCACGCAAGCAGAAAACCAGTTGGTACAGTCCTCGCACGAAATCTTTTTACGACTATGGTTATGTAAAAAGCACATCCGCTAGGTCTGCGGCGATACGGTTCGACAGTATGAAACCAGATAACACAAGCGATAGTATGAAGATTGATTTTTATATCGCGCAATACGTAAATGGTAATCGAGTGCAAATCCAAAAGGCGCATAATGTCTAAAGGTGGCGCACGCAAAGGAGCAGGGCGCAAGTCCCGCCCTGCTCCGAAGTCAAAATGCATCTGGTGTGGTCAGATAACCGATGAGCAAAGAGATTTTATTATTCAATGGTTGTCGCCTGATGAGCGTTTCGGCGCATTATGGGCGGCGGCTAACAAAGCGTGCAGCGGATTTGCCGCTGGGCGCGTGAAAAATAAAGGTTCTGCGAAAGCGGCAAACCGCTAACGCAAACCGTTAGGCAGATAC